AGGTGCTGTTGACCCAGTAGATCTTTTTATTCTAATTTGAGCCATGTTTTAAAAGGAGCCTCCGTCCACGATTTTTGATAATGTTTGAGTCGTATCAGCCTTAAACTTCGAAGCACTAGAGCTATAGTAAATAACAGAACCATCAGCCTTAGCTGATTGATCTAAGACAAAATCAGATGAGTCGCTTATAAGTGGATTATTAGAATCAGCAACTTCTTGAGAAAAGTATAAACTTTGGTCAAAGTTATTATTTAGATCTGTAGCTCTATAGGAAGAACCAGATGAGAAAACAGCTTTAGCTGTATCAACATCAGTTTTTCTATAGATTAGTATTTTCACTCCAACACTAGGAGCCGAGTTTAATTGGATGGAGGTGGCTGTGTGCAATGTAAATGCAGTTGTATTTGTACCGTCTAGCGATACCTTTACGTCTTCAGTTTTTAAATATGGAAAGTCAAATGAATAAATCCTTTGACCTCCAGCTTGTTGTGTATAAGGTTTTGTTGTTACAGCCATATCTCTTTTATTCAGTATTTAATACAAGGTAATAGAAGTATTGATTTCGGTCTTATCTCTGAAGTTCCGTCAGTATCCCAACCGATAGATACAACTGTTGCATCCCCCTGCCACTTACCAGTAAATACACGATCACTACCAGTAGGACTATAGGTCTGCGTTGTTTTACCCATATGACTTTCATGCTCATAATTAGGAGAACTGACTGGACCCTCTGATTTCAAGTTAAAACTTTTCCAGTCCATAGCTTGACGAGTGGTGAAATATCCTGTGCTACCGCCAGTAGTTCCTCTTATGTAATGACCATCTTCTATGTGAGGTAAGTTTGCACCAATAACTGCATATAAAGCAGAGAAATCAGCAGTAATACTTTGAACTGTTCCAGAACCATTTGGAACCCCATTACCATTACATATTAAGTAACCAGTTGGTGCTGAAGTACCTGCATACCAAATAACAGTACCAACAGGAGTCAGTGCATTTGCTACCGCAGTAGCTAACTTAGCTAATGTAATTTGACTATTAGCTATATCAGCTTCGGCTATAGTTGCATTTACTATATTTGCACTAGCTACTGTTATATCAGTAGGCAATGCTCCACTATTTAACTTAGCCATTGTTACAGCATTATCTGCAATAGCTGCAGTATCAACTGCATTGTCTGCTAACTCACTAGCACCTACTGCATTAGCTGCAATTTCAGCAGCAGTAACAGCATTAGTTTCTATTTGATCGGTACCAACACTATCAGTATCTAGCATTGCTTTTTCAACAACACCATTTCTTATAACCCAGTCAGTATCACTATTAACAGTAATGTCGTTCTTATTACCTGTAGTAATACCTCCTGATGTAGTCGTTACTAACTTAGCTTCTTCTATTGCATAGAGTGCTTGTCTTTGGTTTTCATTTAACCTTGCTGCAGTGATAGATGAACCTGCACTGTATTCATGTTCAGGGTTATCTATATCTGTATTGCGATATAGTTTTACGTTATTTGTACCAGAGGCAGGTGCTGTTGTAAAAGTAACTGTGTCTCCAGTGATTGAATAATCAGAGCCAACAGTTTTAGTTACTCCACCTACTGATACACCTATATCTGCATGTGTTAAGTATGGGAATGTTATATCGAATGTAGTATCTGATCCATCCCCGTTATAAGTCTTTTCTGTTGCCATGGTTATCTATAAATAGAAAGTATATTGTTGGTGCTTGTTTGACTACGAGATTGAGTTGTCTTCATATCTAATGATCGTTGATCACTCATTAATTTCTGTACTTCACCATCATTTTGAATTTTAGACCAAGCTACTTTTCTAGCGTTTTCCATAATTTGCTTTATACGTGCGTTATGGTAATAAGCTTTCATAGGGTCTAACTCTTTATTAATACCTTTGTTATCCCTTTTCATTTTCTGTATAGACGCAATAATCCTTGGATCTTTTGCTAAAGCATTCAACTGAGCTTCTATATTCTGATCACCAATCGCTTTTTGATATAGTGATCTAACTCTTGGAGAATTAGATAAGTTAATACCAGTTGGTGAAGAATAAGTAGATGTTCTTCTATCGTAATTACTTTCAAAGAATAGTTTTCTACCAGGGCTTTGGTCCAAGTTAAATTGAACAGGACTTATGGCATTGAACATACGAGTTGGAAAGTCCCAGTCTCTTATTGGTTGACCATTAAGTAAGTCGTATTTAGTTGGTAGTTCCTGTGGAGCTAATACCTCCATAAATAAGTTTCTATTTCTAATCGAATCAAAGATTCCTGAATTCAATTCCTTCATATAAGGATTAAATAATTTACCTAACTCATTTCTTAATGAAGACAATGGTACTGAGTTATTTAATAGACCTGAAATAACTCTATTTTGAGAACCCTCTTGGAATGTTAAAACTTCAGTAAATTGCTGTAGACCAGTTAGGTAAGACTTTGATGTTAGTCCTTGAGCAACTATCATAGCCATTCTTTGAAACTGATTCTCAGTCCACTCTTCACCCATTAGTTTGTTTGCATCACCTACATCAGCAACACTTGAAAGTATTAGGTTAAATGGTTCTAATGATTCATAACCAACCCATACATCTCCTATTTTTATACTTCTAGGTCTCCAACCTGAATCTATCCAAGCTTGTCGTTGTTTACGATTTGGAGGACCATTACCAGTAAGACCACCATTCATAAAGTGAATGTTAGCCATAGTAATTACCCCACCACCTATTGCTAGTCTTCCGTTTTGTAATGCCTTAGCATTAGCTAACTCAGTAGCATTTGTAATTCCGTACTTAGCTACAGACTCTAAGTTATCAGGTGTAGCACGTGCTATGTGGTTAAATTCATCGACTACAAGATTTAGTAATGGTGTATGCTTTGCTGTTAGTTCTAGACCGTTAACACCTGTTCTTGCGAATAAAAAGAAAGGTTTAGCCCATGGTGTTTCTTCAAATACTTTGTTTAAACCTTTAGCAAAGCCACTCATATCAGTGGTTAAAGTTGCCTCTTTCTTTGCATGTAAAGTTGCAGCATCAGCTATATTTCCATCAGCATCTAAAATAGTGCCAAGGAATCTATTTTCTGCATCTTTTAATAATCCTGGGGTTATCTCTGTAATAGTACCTTCAGTAAACTCATCCATAGCTAGACGCATTGCCTTTTCCCTAGCTTTAGCTCTGACTAAAAGATGACCAAAAGCATCATCAGTAGCAGCCATGATCTTAGTTGAATAAGTTAAGAACTTATTATCATTCGCAGATCTAGCCATGTTAGCTATATTGAATGCTGCTTTATCTCCAGCTGTTGCCTTTCCACTATTCTCTGTCCAATTACGGAGCATATCCCATTGCTGATCTCCTTTTGTATAATCAGAGAAACGTGATGTAATAGTTGCTATATCTCCAGCCCAATAGGAATTAAGTTTAGTTTTAAATAAAGTAAACGCTTCTGGTAAGGTTTGAAGCATTGCATTCATAGATGCCATTGCAGCTCTTTGTGTGGCTCTATCACCAGATAAAGTTGCACCTAAAGCTGTTGATAATGGACGTAAGAAAGTAGCTGTACCTGTACCTAGAATTGCTCTAACTGAAGTCTTAGGACCACTTAGTACGCTATTAATCATCACACCTTGCATCTCTTTTGCAAACACGCCTCGTTGTATCTGACCTTTAAAATCCCCACCTCTAATCTTGGCTTTCATATAAGCATCAAAATCCTCTAGATTTCTGATGTTATTAGACATAGATACTGTTTCAAATATTGCTTTGAATAGATCATCATTATCACTTTCTCCAGCAATCTTAAAAGCTAATCTAAAGGAATCTATAGAGTCTTGTATTTGGCTATCAACTACTTGATTAATAGCTCGTTGTTTACCAGCACCAAGGTTTCTAAAGTCTTGTGATCTGACAGCTTTAGCACGTTTTATATGAGTTAAGCCAACAATTACTTTGTCGTATAGAGCTTTTGCAGGACCATCTACATCAGCAAGGTCAGCTATATCAATTAATTCTCTACCAGCTATACCAAGATCTCTAATTTCTCTTATAAGAGAACCAATGATTAAATCACCTGCTACAACGTCTCCAGTCTGCCAAACATCAATACCTTGAATCGTGTCTTTACCTAAATTAAATTCAGACCAAAACTCTTCAGCACTTAAATCAGAAGTATTTCTACCTTCAATTACTTTTCTAGCTCTTTCAAGAGAATCACCCCAGACTTCACCAATAGTTTTACCAGCAGCCTTAGCCTTAGCTATCTCATCTTGTATGCGAGAATCACTCATAAAGTCTTTTAGGACTCTTTTTACGTGTTCCGTTGCCATACCTGATGACATACTTGTTCGATCAAGTTGTACAGGTGTATAGCTAGAATCAGCTGAACCCATTTCAGCACCCCATTCATTATCTATACGATTTAATTGTCGTCTTATATCATATGGTTTTCCATTTGATGTAGGTGCAGCTTGCCATTGACTAGATAAAGGTTTGTTTTTATATGCTCCATAACCTCTTAAAGTCTGAGCTTCTAACTGAGCTTTTTCTACTACTTGTTCTTTTACACTAGCTTCTCTAGCTATAGCTTTATCAAAAGCCTCGCTTCCACCATCAGTAACTATTTGCTTTTTACCTTTACCCTTTACAACTCTCCTACCTTTACCAATTAAAATTGTAGCTCCATCAAATAAAGCACCAATACCCATACCTTCTACGACATTCTTCAATGTCTTCATAGCAGGGTGATCTTCATCGTTGGTAGTTATAGGCGTATCTATAAATCCATATCTATCTCTAAGTATCTGTAGACCATTATCCTCTTGAGAATATTTAGAAATAGTATCTGACGCAGCACCAATAGCTGCACCTTTAGCAAGCGTTGCACTAGCTCCAGATAAACCTCCAAATAACGCACCTGCACCTGCTGCCTTAGCAGCTGGAATAATTGCAGCAGCAAGAGTTCCAAAATGAACAAGGCTTCTTAAAGCACCTCCCCACCATGTAGTCGTCTCTATTGGATTTTCATCATTTACAAACCAGTCATCCCACTCAGCTCCATAACCATCATCTGTTTTACTCTCTTCAACCATCTCTCCACTAAACATGTCAAATGCACGTTCAGGGAGAGTGACAACTGAGGATGCAGTATCTTGAATACCACCTCCAAAAGCAGATTGAAGTTCTTTAACAGCACCTTTGAAGCCTCCACCACCCTCTTGTTTACGAGGATCGTTAGCTTCTAGTTGGGCTTGTTCTAAATTTTGTTGTTGTTGAAGTGCTTGTTCCTCCCTTAGAAGGTTACGTTGCTCTTCCTCATTAATATGTTCACCTAGACCTTCAGCTGATGACAACATAGCGTCAGTGTCAATCAGATTCGGATCGAATCCTGAATTCATTTTATTACCTTAGTAATGTTTACATTCCTGCTTGTTGTTTAATCAAAGCTTCTTCTTCTGGACGTAGATCAAATTCTCTATCACCCTCGAACTCTTTACGGAATTTACCTTTCACTGGACTTGGTACCCAATCTCTACCATTCCAAATAACATAAGGTGTATCAGTTCCTTTGTTAGTTGTCTTATACCATTCTCCTGGTCTTGGTGCGCCTTCCTTATTGATTGGCTCATCACCACCAAAGAAAGTAGTCCTTAGATCTGCACTCTTACCGTCAAATGGTTTGTAATAACCATCTTGATCCATGAAGTCGTTAATTGGTCCAGAGTATTTCTGACCTTCTGTATTTCGTGTAGTGCTGTAAATCCAGTTTTCACCATCGTAAACAGCGTATCCAATCCTAAAGGCTCCTGGTAACTCTTTCCAATCACCTACTCTTGGTTCGAATGCACCTAATGTATGGGTATATCCAGCTTCTACACCTTCCTCGATTACCTCTTGTCCTGATTGAGCCATAGGTACATTTATAGCTTCTGGAAGTAGATGATCTATTTCATCATATGCAATAACTTCATCATCACTGAATGCACTTATTTTAGCTCTGAGTACTCTAGCTGGATCTGGATGAAATTTTAATAACCTAAGACTCTTACCATTATCTAATTCATAGATTTGTTTATCAAATTCAGACATGATAAGTTTCTCACCTTCTACTAAGGCAAGTTGTGCATTTTGTACATCTCTAGCACTTACATATTTACCATTAACTTTCTTCTGACTCTTCATTAACTGCTTATAGAAATGCTGAGTTTCACCTGGATTCTTTTTAGCAGCCTCTAAAGCTTCTTCTGATCCTGGTATAACTTCCTCTAAAATCTTGTTTGGATAAGTACCAACATATTCTTTTGCTACTTGTAATTTCTTAGAGTAGGTATTATCAAATGGTACGCCTTCATTTAACAATTTTTTATAGTGACCATTGTCAATTTTTGTATAAACTCTTGCTTTTGCTTTTTCTAAAGCTACAGCTCTATTTGGTTCGTTTCCATACTCTTCAGCAAAATAGATTCTTAAATCTCCTTCAGCTAGGTTTAGAACTTCAGCTTGATCATTAGCTGTATAAGTAGCTATTTCTGGATGACCTTCTAATCTTGTTTTAAAGAAATCAGTTTTTATACGATTTGAATCAGTCGAGCTTAAACTCCATTCGTCTGATGTATCAACTCTGTTTTTCCATTGTGCAAATACATTAGGATCTTCTATACCTTTTAAATCATTAAGAGAAATAGATTCAGAGTTTATATACTTATCAGTTAATTCTTCAACAACCTTGTCTTGTACCTTAGATTCTTCAGTTATACCATTTAGTACTGTTGATGGTACGTCAATACCTTGTTTTTGAAAACCTTCAATAAACTCTCTTTTTTCATCGTTAGTTGGAAATCTATTCTTTGTTTTAATAATATCTAAACTCCAAGTTTTATAATCAACTGCAGCCTTTTTAGACTGGTTTTCAATTTTCTGAACTTCTTTATTTATATAATCAGTATCTGCTTTGTGTAAAGCATCTTCCCATCCAGAAGCTTCAAAAATCTTTGCATGTATATCTTTAATGTTTTCTAGTTTACCTTGCTTCCCATAATGCTTTAAAAATATATCATCAATCTTACGAGCTTGAGTTGTTGTTAACGCACCTGTTTTTACACCTTGAGTTAGATAACCTAGTAATCTTGTTAAACCACCAGAGAACTTTTCATCTGTTTTAAATTCTTCAATAAAGCTAATTACTTGTTTTTCAAAGTCAGGACCATCTACAGCTTGGAAGACACCTGTAACTCTTAAGTAGTTCTCTTTCTCTAGGTTTGTTTTGGCTCTAGTTAAATTACTATTAATTGCCTCTTGATGTTTAGTTGTTCTAAATTTCTCTAAGTTTTGACGTGCAAGATCAACTAAAGCTTGTGGGTAATTTAGATCATTATATCCATTTAATAAATCATCTCCAAACTTATTAACTGCGTTGTTTGCTTCATCAATACTATATGAAGCAAAGTCAGGATGTAGATTAAAGAAATTATTTTCTAACTTAGCAAGGTCATTATATATAACCCCTTGTCTTAGAAAACCAAACCTGCCTTTTCTCCATTCAGATTGAGTCATCAAACGGAGAGCTTCATACTTCTCTCCTTCAACCTCAGCTTTTGCAGCAAGTTTTTGTTTTTCCTTGTGATCTTCTAAGAGTAGATTATCTCCCTTTTCATAGATGTTTATAGCTAAGTCAATTTCTTCTTGACTAAAACCAGATTCATCAGAGAAATTAATTTGCCTTTTTTGGCTTTGCTGTTTAGCGACTTGAGCCGCTTTAAAGGCTGTTTGAGAGAAAGCTCCTAACTGTTCAATTAATTGTAAAGGTACTCCAGCATTTTGAATACGTCTTTTATCATTAGCTTGTTCAGCTGATTCACGTCTCTCAAAACCTTTGTTGATTTTTTGATACTCTCTTTCAAGTATCGAAGCATAATCTGGTGCTTCTTCGAATTCTAATGCCATAGTTATACTGTGATCCAGCCAGCATTTACGCCGCCTGTATAAATACTTGCAGCTGTACTAGCTATCTTTAATCCATCCATTAACGCTGCAGCTCCAACACTCTGCATAACAGGTGCAGGTGGTGCAACATCAGCTATAGGTTGAAATGCTACCTGTGCAAACTGTTGATCTATATAACCCTTCGCTTGTGCTCCTGCTTTAGCATCTTCTCTTCTTAACTTGTAATCATTTTGTCTAATAGCACGACTAATCTTAGCCAGTTCTCTTCCATAATCAGCTTCCTCTGCTACACGTAGTCTATTTATTGATCTACCTGTTCTACCACTAGCCATTAGCTTGGCAGATTCACTTTCATTTAGCAGTTTGGCGTACATATCTTGGTACTTAAGCTCAGCTTCTGCTCTCTTCTCTTGCCTCTTACGTTCGTTTTCACCGTAAGCTGCCTGAGCTGCCATCTCTGCATTATTCGTATTGATATCATATTGAACATTCTTAGCTGAATAGACACTTAGATCTTGCATCCATTGTCTTTCACGACGTTCATTTTGATATGCGTATTGTCTGCGAGCAGCTTCATTTTGTGCTCTCGCTTGCGCTCCTAAACACACGGCAAAATTCTATAAAGGATAATT